TTATTAGCAATGGGATAATTTCGCACAACACTGGTGGTAAGGTTATTGTTATATCAACACCAAACGGTTATGACCCAATATATTACGAAATATACGACCAAGCATTAAGGGGTATAAATGAATTTAAGATAACAGAAATGTTGTGGCATCGAGACCCAAGGTACACCAAAGATTTATACATGGTGAAAACTGATGACATTATACATTTTTTACTCAATAGAGAACAATATTCCAATGATTTAATAGTAGATTTATCACATACCAACTCTTATGACAGAGACCAAGATATGGTGACAAGATATATTGAGCAGGGTTATCAGCCAAGTTCAACTTGGTTTGAGGGGATGGTTAAAAAACTGAAATATGACAGGAGAAAAGTATCACAAGAAATTGAAGGAAGGTTTTTGGGTTCTGGTGATAACGTATTTAGCGCAGAAATAATACAGAACGTAGGTAAAAATATGATAACCGATGCGCCGACAAAACTAATGGGTAACGCATTGTGGATATTTAAAGAACCTGAAAATGGGCATAGATATGTGTTGGGTGCGGATGTTAGCCGTGGGGATTCTGAAGATTTTTCTTCCATAGAAATAATTGATTTTGATACAAACGAACAAGTTCTTGAATTTGTGGGTAAAATACCGCCAGACGTTCTTGCAGAAGTGGTTTTTAAATGGGCGACCATGTACAAGGCTTTTGTTGTTGTAGATTTGACCGGAGGTATGGGGGTTGCGACAGCAAGAAAATTACAGGAATTAGGTTATACCAATATGTACTATGACAATTCAGACACGACAAATAAATGGAAGTACGACCCAAAATTATTGGAAAAAATACCGGGAATAAATTTTAATAATAAAAGGGTTCAAATAATAGCATCTTTTGAGGAAGGTTTGAGACATGGTTTTAAAATATATTCAAAACGCTTATATAATGAAATGAACACATTTATTTATATAAACGGAAGGCCAGACCATCAAAAAGGACACCATGACGATTGCATAATGGCAATTTCAATGGCTTTGTATGTTGCGGAGAAGTCTTTTCAATCTTTGGAAAAAGTTACAAACCACACAAAAGCAATGTTAAATTCTTGGCAATCAACAGAAAACCCATTCAAAGACCGTTCTGATTTCTTTAATCCCATGATACCACAAACTGAGGCAAGACATAGACAATTTCAAAATACTGCCACTAGAGATGATTATATGAAATACAATTGGTTATTTGGCGGAGGTAAAAAATAATTATAGTCAATGGAAATATTAATAACAGAAAATCAGTTTAGGGAATTTGTTAATCATTTGGTTGAAGATAAAACTTTATCTCCAGATGAAATATATCAGAAATATTATTCTGACATAAACAGAAGGATATTTGACCAAATAGTAGAAGCAGACCCGAAAACAATTAAAGGTGTCAAAGTGGGAAGATATGCGAAGTTGCTTATTAACATGTTTAAGAACGATAATTTACCTTTGGAAGATTTATCGAAAGCAAAATATTATTTAAAACTTGTTTATAAATATAATCGTTCAATTCCAAATACAGTTCAAACATTACCGGAGATTTATAATATAATAGAAGACAAGATATTAAATATAGATTCATCAATTGAAGATATACTTGAGAAATTAGATTCTGGAGTTGATTATGAAGAACTTAAAGGTTCTGACAATTGGTGGGTTTTTATTCCAAAAACCGAAAAAGGAGCTGCTTATCTGGGGGTAAATACAGAATGGTGTACAGCAGATGGACAATATTGCTTAAATCCAGATTATCAAGACAGAGAAAATCATTTTGATGATTATAATTCAAGCGGGAATCTTTATATTGTCATAAATAAACAAGATGAATCAGAAAAATATCAATTTCATTTTGAAGATGAACAATTTAGAGATAAAGACGATGAAGATTTGGGAGAATGGGAACAATTTTTATATAATAATGAAGATTTATTTAATATTTTTAGAAAAGAAATATTAAAAAATTCAAGTGGCATATCAAACGATATAATAATTTTATTTAATATACCAAAAGAAAACATAGTTGAACTTAAATTAAAAAATTTTGAAGAAAAAGGGTTTAAGGGACATTTAGATTTATCTTATAAAAACATAGAAAAATTTCCAGAACATTGGAAAATAATATATGGGAGTATTGATTTATACAGTTGTAAGTTATTAAAAAGTCTTGGAAATATTCAAACAGTTGGGGAGTATTTGTCTTTGAATCGTTGCACCTCATTAATAAGCCTTGAGAATCTTCAAACGGTTAATGGATTGTTTGATTTAGAAAATTGCATCTCCTTAAAAAGTCTTGGAAAACTTGAAAGAGTTGAGGAAAATTTGTATTTATTTAATTGCACCTCATTAATAGACCTTGGAAACCTTCAAACAGTTGGGGGTGATTTAAGTTTAAGAAATTGTACGTCATTGAACAGTTTGGAGAAACTTGAAATGATTGGAGGAAGTTTGAATTTAGAAAATTGCACCTCATTAACAAGCCTTGAAAATCTTCAAACAATTGGTAGCAATTTAAATTTATATGGTTGTACATCTTTAACAAGCCTCGGAAACCTTCAAACAGTTGGTGAGGGTTTGGATTTACGTAAATGCATCTCCTTAAAAAGTCTTGGAAAACTTGAAAGAGTTGAGGAAAATTTGTATTTATTTAATTGCACCTCATTAATAGACCTTGGAAACCTTCAAACAGTTGGGGGTGATTTAAGTTTAAGAAATTGTACGTCATTGAACAGTTTGGAGAAACTTGAAATGATTGGAGGAAGTTTGAATTTAGAAAATTGTATAAAAATAGAATCGTTACCAGAAAACTTGGAAGTTAAAGGAGAAATTTACATAAGACATTCTGGTTTGGCAAAATATTCAAAAGAAGAATTAGATGAAATGTACCCAAAATTAAAAGGAAAATGGAAATATTAATAACAGAAAATCAGTTTAGGGAATTATCAAATATATTAATTGAAAGCAATTCATATGAAATGCAATCTGGAATTGATTTTGTTTTTAACAAAAATCCATTGCTCGCATCTATTGGAACAAAAAAACAATATGAAGAATATTTGAATCAATTCTTTCTAAACTCAAAATTTAAAGATATTGTTTACCACGGAAGTTTAAAAGAATTAAAAGAAATTGACAAAAGATATTATATAACATTTTGGTCAACGTCTTTGGATTATGTTATGAGTTCAAATTTATGGAAAGGCAATATAACGGCAGCAATCATAAATACAAAAAACCCGATGTTTTCAGATAAACCTTTAGGTTCATCAGACCCAGAATTAGACCCGGAAATAACATCTCCTGCCTACACACCAGAAGAATATGATTCGGTAATAGGGGTTGACTATAGGCAAGAAAAATATGGTGGGAAAACAATTGCGGTAAAGAATAAATTTGCAGAAACCCATATCCTTGGTTCCGAAAAAGACTTAAAACTTTTCAAAAAATTCAAGAATAAGAAAAAGTGGTTTTTCAATATATGAATTAACCCTCTACTTTTAAAATATATCATATAATTTTAGAATATGGAAAATAATAATTTAACTATTTGGCAGAAACTGTCACGCTATTTCGGGCCACACGGATTATCAAATCAGGATTATCCTGTTTATAGTTTTGATAAAAAAGAACTTTTAAGGACAACCAGCAAGGCTGAGTTTGAAAAAGAAAAATTACAAGCACAACAAACTTGGTATTTATCCGGCCAATGGGCTAAAGTGGAACATAATATGTATTCTCAGGCTGTATATTATGAACCCACCAGATTATCCAGTGTGTATGATTACGAATCAATGGAATATACGCCTGAAATATCTGCTGCATTGGATATATACGCTGAAGAATCGACAAGCACAAACGAAGATGGTCATATATTGAGCATATTTTCTGAATCGAGCAGGATACAATCCATATTAACCGATTTATTTGTTAATGTGTTGGACATAAACACAAACCTAACCATGTGGACAAGGAACACCTGTAAATATGGTGATAATTTTGTATATCTTAAATTAGACCCAGAAAAAGGTATTGTTGGTTGCCATCAATTACCAAATATTGAAATACAAAGGATTGAACCGGGCAGTTCTGAAAAATCGCCTTTATATTTAGAAAAATCAGAACCAACAAAAAGCCTACATTTTAGATGGACAAATAGAAACATGGAGTTCCAACCATGGGAAATTGCCCACTTTAGATTGTTGGGGGATGATAGGAAACTTCCGTATGGGACTTGTTTAAAATATGATACTAAAATTGATACAGAATATGGAATTAAAGAAATAAAAGATATTCAGAAAGGGGATTTAGTTTGGTCTTTTGATTTAAAAACCCAAAAAAGGGAATTATCAAAAGTTTTAGATGTGGTTAAATCAGGTGTTAAACCATGTTTTAAATTACACACAAAACATAATTTTGTTGAAGCCTCTAATGAACATAAAATCTTGATTTTTGAGAATGGAGATTTTGTTTATAAAAACGTTTTGGATATAAGAGTTGGCGACGTTTTAGTTATTAATAATTCTAAAAATCTGTCAAAAGAAATAAAAATTGACAAAACTAAACCAACCGAGAATAAAAATGGATGGTTTAATGATATTGATGCGTTACCAGATTATGTTGATGCGGATTTTGCCAGACTTTTAGGTTTTCTATATGGTGATGGTTGGATTTCAAATAATGCGGTTTATTTCGCATTATCCGAATATGATGATTTAAACGACTATTATATTGGGCTACTAAATAGATTTAGTAATAATCCGGCGAAAATAATAAAAAATAAAAATGATGTAGAAATTCAGGTTTTAGTTAATTCTAAATGTTTATCAACTGTCCTTAAAAGAATGGATTTTGTGGGAAAAGCACACACAAAAAGATTGCCATTATGGATATACGAAGCTAATATTGATATACAAAAATCATTTTTAACAGGAATAATTGATGCAGACGGGTGGATTACTGAAGATAAATGGTCAACCCACATAAATATAGAATTGTGTAATGAACCGCTTGTAAACGATGTTAAAACATTATGTCAAAAAATAGGCTATAAGAGTGGTAGTATAAGAAAGAGGGAACCTAGAAAAAATATTGTAATTGAGGGGAGAAAGATATTAAATCCTTCAAACTCGTATTCCTTAACATTCTATGATTCTTATTTAGAACAAACAAAAAAACATGATAACCCAAATAGATTATCGGATGAATATGTTTTGGAACCTATTGTTAAAATCATAGACGTGGGTGAATTTGAAACACACGACATATACGTTGAAAACGAAAATCATAATTTTTATGCAAACGGAATAGTTGTACATAATTCCATGTTAGAAAAAGCCAGACGCACATGGAAACAATTATTGCTTGCGGAAGATGCTATGTTAATATATAGAACTTCAAGGGCTCCAGAAAGAAGGGTTTTTAAAGTATTTGTAGGGAATATGGATGATAATGACGTGGAGGCTTATGTACAAAGGGTGGCAAACAAGTTTAAAAGGGAGCAAATAGTAGATTCTAAAACAGGAAATGTTGATTTAAGATATAATCAAATGGCCGTCGACCAAGATTATTTTATTCCGGTTAGAGACCCAGCGGCACCAAATCCAATTGAAACATTGGCAGGGGCTTGCATTTCTTTAGATACAAAAATTCCTTTATTGGACGGTAGAACCCTTTCACTTTCAGATATAATACAAGAGTGGGATTCTGGTGTTAGGGGTTTGTGGGTTTATTCTTGTAATCCAGAAACTGGGGATGTCGCACCGGGTTTAATAACATGGGCTGGTGTGACCAGAAAAAATGCAGATGTAATTAAAATAACTTTAGATAACGGTAAAACTGTCATATCAACCCCAGACCATAAATTTGTACATAGATATTATGGTTTTATAGAAGCAAAGGATTTAAAGGTTGGGGATTCATTAATGCCATTTTATTCAAAGAAGGAAGATATTTCCAATACAAAAAAAGTGTGGAGTATTAATGAACATAGATGGATAGACTTTAAAAGCGAAAGCAATAAAAAATTAACCAAAATAACTAAAAATTCAAAAAGAAAGCGTAAATTTAAAATTGTAGAAAAGTTACATAACCATAAAATTACAAACATTGAAATTTTAAATGAAAAGTTAGATACCGGCACAATAACAGTTGATGGTAACGAAATATTCCACAATTATCATACATTTGCAATTGAATCTGGTATTTTCATCAAAAATTCAAATTTAGGGGAGATAGCGGATATAGAATACATACAGAAAAAAATGGTTACAGCACTTAGGATACCAAAAGCGTTTTTGGGTTTTGAAGAAGCTGTAGGGGACGGTAAAACATTGGCTTTACAAGATATAAGGTTTGCAAGGACTATAAACAGGATACAAAAGTCAATGATTGCAGAGTTGAACAAAATAGCGATAGTACATTTATACCTATTGGGTTTTGAAGATGAATTAACAAACTTTACTTTAACATTAACTAACCCATCCACACAGGCCGATTTATTAAAAATTGATATTTGGAAAGAAAAAATGTTGTTATATAAAGACGCTACTGCCGACCCCGGAAGTGGTATTCAACCGGTATCGGCTACTTGGGCTAAAAAACATATATTTGGTTTTTCAGACGAGGAAATTAGAATTGATTTACAACAACAAAGAATAGAAAGGGCTGTTGGTGAGGAACTTAAAGCAACACCTTTAATTATAAAGAAAACTGGTCTTTTTGATAATTTGGATAAATTATATGGAAGCACCTCTGGTGCAACAACCGCACAACAAACCACAGAGACGCCGCCAACTGGTGGGTTGCCAGAAATGGGCGGTGGCGAATTGGGTGGATTGCCAGAAACGCCGCCCCCAGCAGGTGGTGAAACGCCGCAACCAGAAGTGGCGGCAGAAAATAGGTTTAATAGTTTAAATCTTTTAATTGAAAATGATATATTGAAAGGTGCCAAACATATTGACTTCGGACAGGGAGTAAAATCTTTATTGGAAATTGAAAAAGATGTGGATAAAATAATTAGTTCAGATAAATAGATATTTATATAACAAAAAAATATGGTTTTCGGTCAAATAAAAACAATAATAGAAGAGAATTTTGTGAACTCCTACACCAATAAGGAAGTTTTCTCAGAAAATGTAAAAGGTTTCAAAAAGAACTTTTTGTCAAATAAAGATTTGGCTAAGTTATATTTGTTATATGACGAATTAAGCACACCCAAAGGTTTAACTAAGGAACAAGCCAAAGATTTTATTGAGGAAGGTATTGGTCAAATAAAAGAATTATTGTCAAACGTTGAAATACCTAAAGTGGATATTGATGTGACCAGCAAGTATAAAGACATTGACGCTGTTACAAACAATAAAAATTTATCAATAGGTGAAATATTGGAACATAAAACCAATATAATGAATCTATTGATGGAAAAACCTAAAATATACGAAACAAATGTTTTTTGGCCAATTTCTTCTGTTGTTAAAATGGCAAATAAATCAATATCTGAATATATTGAATCATTGGATGAGTCCACAAGAAATGATTTAATTTTTCTTTTAGCAGAAGAAGATAGCAAACTTGAAAAAGATTTTGAACTTAAAAAAACTGAAGTTTTGGATAAACTTGAAAGTTTAATAAAAGAAGAAAAGGAAGATAAAAATATTGAAACAATTAATGCCACAATTGAAAAGGTGAAAAATGAAGGTTATAACAAAATAAATTATTATAGATTGAAAGAATTGATGAACAACCTTTAATTTTTTAATTTAATGGAAATATTAATAACTGAAAGTCAACTTTATTCTATAATGGAAAGTGGGGAAGGCGTGAAGCCATACCCCCTTAAAAATATAAAAACAAATGTTGATAGTATCGAGGCTACGTTTGATGTCACATCTGACGACGGAGAAGTTATAGATACTATTGAAGTTAAATTAGAAATTGAAAATGATTCATCATTAAAATTACACAAAATTGGTTGCGAGGAAGGTTTGAATATTTTAAAAATAGGTTTTAGAACAAAAAGAGCATATGAAGAGGATGAAGAAGCAACGTCTTCATATCTATCAACCAAAAATAACAAACAATATAAAACTATATCAACTGTTATTAAATTTGTTAAGGATTCAATTAAAGAAAATATCATATTCAAAAGAATTGGAATTCCTGATATTATATATTTCGAAGCATTAGGGAATACTAAAAAGGAGAGGAGACAAAAAAAATTATTCTATGATTCTTATTTAAAAAGAATTGAAGGCTATGTTATGGTAGATGAAGAAATCTATGAAAAATTTTTAGAACGTATAGATGATGTTTCCATAATAAACAATTTTAAATTATATTTTGAAACTATTTTGGTTAATAAAAATTTGTTAAATTGTGTTATAAACAATTTTGTCACATATTTTGAAAAAAATGTAATAGATGATTATGTTAAAAATGGTTCTGTTGGGGATATAATTTTATGGGGATGGGCAATCAAAACCCTTGGAAAACTTGAAAAAGTAGGTGGGTATTTGGATTTAAGGGATTGCGCCTCACTAATTGACCTCGGAAAACTTGAAAGGGTTGGGAAGGGGTTGGATTTAAGAAATTGCACCTCATTAACAAGCCTTGGAAAACTTAAAAGAGTTGGGGGTTTGTTAAATTTAGAAGGTTGTTATTCTTTAAAAAGCCTTGGGAAACTTGAATTGGTTTGGGATTTGAATTTAAAAAATTGTACCTCATTAACTAGTCTTGAAAACCTTAAAACAGTCGTGTGGGATTTGAATTTAGAAGGTTGCATAAAAATAGAATCGTTACCTGAAAACTTGGAAGTTGGAAACCATATTTACATAAAAAATTCTGGTTTAGAAAAATATTCAATAGAAGAATTAGATGTAATGTATCCAAAATTAAAAGGTAAATGGAAAATTTAAATTTTTTTTGTATATTTGCATTTAAATCATTTAAATGAAAACAGGTAAAAACATCAGTCTAAAATTATTTAACGAATTAAAATGTTGTTATGGAACAGTAGATTCTAAAAACTTTAAATCCCTATATGTTAGTATATCTACTTGGGCATCCCCTAAATCAAAATCAGATAACTGGAAAAACACAATTGGGGTTTTGAGTAGGTCAACAAAGCACTTGGTTTTAAACAAAATTAGTAAGGATTTATTCAAAAAAAATTTCATACTGGATTTAGATTTAAGGGATAGCGGGATTAGCGAAAACAAAAGGTCTTTTATGAACATAGAAATAATACTTTACCCAAAAGAAGGACAAACATTTAAATCAGAAGAGATAAAAAATCATATCACAGAACTGATAAAAGAAATACAAAAAGAAATAATAAACAAAAACCAGCACTTTTCTTTTCATAGAACAAAAAAACCAACCAACAAATAATATTCAAATGAATATTTATTAAATAAAAAATGTTGGATAATAAGAGTTTGAGAATATTAGAAGCCCATGAACTGGGAACCGGAATTTTAATAGAAATGGATGCTGGGTATATAAACCCAAAAGACCCCAAAAACATAGATATATTAAAGGAAAACAAAGAAGTTGATTATAAAAACCCTTTTGAGTTCTACGCAGTATTACAAAAAGCAGATACTCAAAATAGAAACGGTCGTTGGTATCCAGATAAGATATTAAGAAGGGAGGCAGATAAATACAAAGAATTAATCAAAAAAGGTTTATCTACCTCTGAATTAAACCACCCAGAATCTTCCCTCATAGATTTGGACAGAGTTTCACACATAATAACAGAAGTGTGGTGGGACGGTAATATCATGATGGGGAAATTAAAACTTATGACATCCCCGGCTTTTCATGAAATGGGAATTGTAAGCACAAAAGGAGACCAAGCGGCGAATCTAATCAGACATGGTGCAACTTTGGGTATTTCGTCAAGAGGTGTTGGCACACTAAAAAAGAATGGGGAGAAAAACGAAGTGCAAGAAGATTTTGAATTGATATGTTTTGATTTGGTGCATTCTCCTTCAACACCCGGCGCTTATCTTTTCTCAAAGAAAGAAGATAGGAAATTATATGATGAAAAACTGGAAGAAGAAATAGTGGAAGCGGTTCCCGGAATAGATTTAATGAAAAAACTTACACATTATCTTGGAAGATAAAGAAAAAGTTTTTACCTTTGTGGCGAACCAATAAAAACATGTTATTATGGAAGAATTGATGTATTTCGTGGTGAAAACCAAAACAGATTTTGAAGATGAAAACGGCAAGAAAAAGACATTGACCGAACAATTTTTGGTTAAAGCCGTTTCCCCCACTGACGTTGAGGCCAAAATGTACAAAAGGAATGAAAACTTAATGGCTGACTGGCGGGTTGTTTCAATCAACGAAACAAAAATTGTGGATTTTATTGAGTAAATCTAAATCAAATTTTATTGGAAAGGGGCGTGGTCAAAAACTGCGCCCCTTTTTTTATTTTAAATTTTTTCTATACTGGGAAAAATTATTAACAACCCAATCAGCAACTTTCCTCAAATCATCATTTTCGTATAATAACCTGTCGCTTTTATTATAAACCCCCCATATTTCGTTTTCACCTTTTGTGATTGGAATTATATTTGTTGCTGTTGAACCTTTAAATATTACTTGATATTGTTCATCATTGCGGTGCCAAACTCTTATTCCTGAAGCATTAAAAATTACAGCATCTCGGCCATACGGATAAGATTTATCAGAACGTTTATAATTTCCAAAATCCGATAGTAAAAAAGCAAAGTTATAGCCGCCATATTTTCTATAGTAGTCACTAAAATATGTTGTTAATCCTAGTTTTGTTAAATCATCAATTCCATATATAAACCCTTCTTTTGCTATTGATTCTGCATTATCCGTAAAATGTATTAACCATTGATTTTTGATAATTTTCGGCGAATTATCGTAAAAAACCCAAGAAGGATATTCTTCATCGGGGATTGGTAATGTACCATATTCTATTTTTTTGTAAAGATATTCTGCAAATGCTTTGTATATTTCTGGTTGATTATATTCAAGCCAATTAATCAATTCAAGATTATTTTCAAACATTTCAACTTCTTCATCTGGCTCATCCACAGCTAAGCCCGGTCTGGTTGTTGTTGGTTTATTAAAATCAACCTCTTCTTCATCTAAAAAATCATCAAAAAAATAATCATATTCATGTGGTAAAGACTCCATTCTACTTTCTTTTGATGATGAAAGATAGTGGTAAAGGCTTATTTCATCATTTATCAGATATTCATTCAATATTTTGTGTTCATTCAGATGTTTTTTTATGACCTCCCTAAGATTCATAATTGATATATTTCCAATATATATGGTAAAAATTCAATTTTTTCAAGGTTTTTATTATGAAAATGTTTTTTTTCATAAATCAATATATTTATATGTAAATTTAAAAAATAATGAGCAAAGATAATTTGGTGGAAAAGGCCATGCTTCAAATGAAAGATATTGAAAATATGGTGGCCGAAAACGCAAAAGGAATACTTGCTTCTACTATGAAGGAAGAAATCAATTCTTTGGTAAAAGAATCTCTGTCAGAACAATTCGCAATGGATGTGGAAGATGATGAGGAGGTTGATACTAATGTGGAACCCGATATGGGTGAGCTTGGAGATGAACCCGATATGGGCGGGATTGAGCCAGAAGAAGATGAAGTAGATTTGGACGCATCTGAAGATGAAGAAACAGACGTTTTGGATTTAAGGGATGTGGATTCAGAAACATTGGTTAAAGTATTTAAAGCCATGAAAAAAGATGACGGGATTATCGTATCAAAAAAGAACGGCGATATCCATTTGGAAGATGAGAATTCGGATGCCGAATATCTAATTAAACTTGGCGAATCAATAAAGAAAAGAAAATTAAAAGAAGAAATGGAAGAAGATATGGTCGAACAGGAAGATTACGACTTTGAATCTATTTATGATTTTGACGATAAAACTTATGTTCCAAACAGTGTATATGGTTTTGAAGATGATGAGGAAGAGGAAGGTGATGAAGAAGAGGAAGAAATGGAATTTGAAGCCATGATGCACGAAGAAGAAATGGACGAGGAAGAAGAAATGGATGAGGAAGAGGAAATGGATGAGGAAGAGGAAATGGACGAGGAAGAGGAAGACCTCAATGAAGAAGAAATGGACGAGGAAGAAATGGATGAGGAAGCTGTTTATGAAATCGATTTTGAAGACGATGAGGATGAAGATTCCTTTGATAGACCCAAAAACTATTCTGTCCGTGATATTGAGCGCATGATTGATAGAGCCAAAAGACACGAAGGCTACATGGGTGAAAGCAAGTCTCGCAGACCTAACGAAACATACAATTTGGAAGAATCCAAAAAGAAAATGTCTGTTAAGCCCAAAGGCGTGGGTATGGGGACACCTTCCAAATTCAAGTTCAAGAAGAAGCCAAACCAAGATGGCGGTTTCAACGAGAAAATGAAAGAAGCCCCTAAAACAAAAGGTACTGGCAAAGCTAAATTTGATTATAAAAAAGGTGAAAACATGGAAGGGAAAACAAAAACTGTAAAACCCGCCATGAAAAAAACTGAAACAAAGGAGGCTGCAAGGACTTACGCCATGGGTTCAAAAGAAAATAGAGGTTTAAGAAAAGGTGTTACACCAAATAGAAACCACGTTTACGAAAACGAAATAAAAGCATTACGCGAAAAGAACGAAGAGTACCGCAAGGCACTTAATGTTTTCAGGGAGAAATTGAACGAAGTTGCAGTATTCAATTCAAATTTGGCATACGCCACCAGATTGTTTACTGAACACTCTACAACTAAGAAAGAAAAGATTAACATTCTTAGACGTTTTGATGATGTACAGACATTGAAAGAAAGCAAAAATCTTTACAATGCAATTAAAAACGAGTTAGGCGAAAATTTGGATAAAAGTTTAACAGAATCTGTTAGCAAGAAAATAAATAATACGGCGAACACAGGTTCGTCATCCAGCTTAATTGAGTCCAAGACTTACGAGAACCCGCAGTTCTTGAGAATGAAAGACTTGATGGGCAAATTAAAATAAAAATTTAAAAACAAATAAAAAAATGGGAAGTTTATTAGAATCTGGACTTGTAGGTAATATCGGTTTAAAACACCTCAAAGTCATTAAAGAAGACACTATCAACAAGTGGGACAAACTTGGTTTCTTGGAAGGTCTTTCTGGCCATCGCAAAGAGAACATTGCACAGCTTTATGAAAACCAAGCCACTTATTTAATCAATGAAGCTGCATCAACTAGCGACACCGGCTCTTTTGAAACGGTTGTTTTCCCGATTGTTCGCCGGGTATTCTCCAAACTGCTTGCAAACGATATTGTTTCGGTACAAGCCATGAACCTGCCTATCGGTAAGTTGTTCTACTTTGTGCCCAATATCCAAGGTTATCAATCCAACTCTACCGAGCATTATGCACCTTTCGGTTCCCCGAATGCTGCCAATGGTCAAACACCTGATAGCGGTTACGACTGGAATAACGATAAGAACCTTTACGACCGTTTCTACGAAGGTACTGAGCCTAGCTTAGACCCTCCCGGCTTGTTTGATTACTCCAAAGGTCAATATTCTGCTGTAAGCGCAACGGTTAACACTGTTGTTTGGAGCAATGGCAACTTGGTGGTATCTGGGTACGGTGCCGGTACTTACAGAAAAGCCCTTGTAGTACTCTCTGGTTTCTCCGGTGACGGTGCTGGTAAACTTATCGGTCCTGACGGTCATCCGATGGACAACGAATCGTTCTTAGCTGACTTGCAAATAAACGCAGTAACTACCGCTGGGGGTGCTTTCTCTGGTGTAACTAGCGCAGGTATTGGCAACCCGCTGTTGTTCCGCGTTGTAACCCAAAAGTACGGCAAAGGTATCGTACAGTATGGCAACAAAGCAACCAGCACGTTCCCGAATGATTTAACTGGCGGCGGTTCTTATCCTAACGTTTGCGACGCAGAAGGTAAAATCTACCTTGAGGTTGATTTACAAGTTCCTGCTACCGTTGGTGCAAACTCGTTAGACGGTTATAGTGGTTTCACAACAACTATCTCCGGCGTTTCTTCTGCACAGTTCACAGCAACTTACAGAATCTACAAAGAACTTGAATTTGAAGATAAAATCGGTGAAGTTTCTTTCGACCTTCAATCTGTTACGGTATCCGTTACCGAGCGCAAACTTCGCGCACAATGGTCGCCTGAAATGGCTCAAGACGTTGCGGCTTTCCACAACATTGACGCCGAAGCCGAACTTACGGCATTGCTTTCTGAGCAAATCGCAGCCGAAATCGACCGTGAAATCCTGCGTGACCTTCGCAAAGGCGCAGCTTGGACTTTACGTTGGGATTACAACGGCTGGAAGCGTCTCGGAGCAAACGCAATTCCTTACACGCAAAAAGACTGGAACCAAACCCTTATCACGACTATCAACCAAATCTCTGCGCAAATCCACAAATCAACGCTCCGTGGCGGTGCAAACTGGATTGTCGTTTCTTCTGAAATCAGCGCAATCTTTGACGACCTCGAATACTTCCACGTATCGAACGCAGCTCCTGAGCAAGACCAATACAACATGGGTATCGAAAGAGTAGGTACGCTTGCTGGTCGTTATCAGGTATATCGCGACCCTTATTTCCCTGCTAACACGATTATCATGGGTCATAAAGGTACGTCCTTACTTGACACCGGTTATATCTACGCTCCGTATGTGCCGTTACAACTCACGCCTACGATGTATAACCCATTCAACTTCACACCTATAAAGGGGATAATGACACGCTATGCTAAACGCATTGTTAATAATCGCTTCTATGGTAAAATTACTGTTGATGGTGTTCGCACTTTTGACCTGAGAGAATTGAGATAAACTACTGATTATTAGATTTTTATTTGGGGATGCCTTTTGGCATCCCCATTTTTTTTATAAAAAATTGTGCGATAATATTTGTTTTTTCGGAATAATGTGTATATTTACATAAAAATAAACATATATGAAGAAAATAGTATTATCTAAAGAACAAATAGATGAAATAGCTAACATTTATAAAAATGATAATATTGGGTTGGCTAAAATAGGTGAAAAATATGGTATTAGTAAACCAACTATAAGAAGAATCCTTTCGGAAAATGGGGTTGATATAATTAAACCCGGACAGAGATTTAAAGGTGGGAAATTAGAAGTTTGTAAAAGATATTATCAAAAACATAAGGAAAAATTAAAATCATATAAAAAAGAATATTATCAAAATAATAAAACAACTATAAAAAATTACCACCAAAAATGGAGGGAGGATAATAAATTGTATTTAAAAGAATATAAAAGAGAATATCAAAAAAAATTAATTAATAAAAATATAAAATATAAGTTGTCAAGTAGATTTAAAACTGCTGTGTGGGATTCAATTAAACAAAAAAAAGAATTATCATATTTCAGTTATTTAGGTTATACTTTAGATGAGCTAATGGCGCATTTGGAACTGCTATTTACTGATGGTATGTCATGGGAAAATTATGGCGAATGGCATATTGACCATATAATACCAACATCAAAATTTAATTTCAAAAGTATTGATTGTGAGGATTTCAAAGAATGTTGGTCTCTGAGTAATTTGCAACCCATGTGGGCTAAGGATAATTATTCTAAAAATAACAGAATTGTTGCCCATCAATATAAGATAAGAAAACAAAAAGAAATGGAAGAAAGGGACAGTTTAACCTTTAATCCAAATAACGTATCATTAAATAAAACTAAAATAGAAGTTATTGATAGAAGAACTTGCGAAAAAATAATAGATGAATATGAATGGTTAGGTTACATGCCAAGGTATACAAACCTGCATTTCGGAATTTATTTTGAAGTTGATGGTAAGTATCATTTAGGTGGGGTTGTTGCATATCAACCCGAATATGGCGAGAACTTAGGGGTGTGGGACAAATATGGCTTCACGAATAAAATCATTCAATTAAGTAGGGGGGTTTGTTTATGGTGGACACCAAAGAATACAGCATCGTTTTTCATACAAAGAACTTTAGAATATTTGAAAAAGAATAGTTCATATAAAGTTGTTACTGCTACTGTAGATTCTTCTGCTGGTGAGATAGGTGTTATATATCAATCATTAAACTGGCATTATGTTGGATTATTTGGGGGTAATTTAACTAAAACCGGTAAAGAAAGGATTAGATATGGTTACAAGATAGGCGATAAGATTTACAACCAAAGACACATAAGGGAGCGAATTGGCTCGGCAGCTAAAGAAAATGTTATGAAACATTTTCCAGAAGCCCAAGTTGTTAATTTGGGTCGTAAGAAAAGATATTTTACCTTTATAGGTACTAAAAAAGAAAATAATGAGTTAATTAAATCAATTGAAAATTTAATAAAACCTTATCCTAAAAAATAAAAAAATGGGGGTTATTAATCCCCATTTTTTTTAATGAAAATTCATCTCATATTTTAAATTACCACAATCCCATATTACATCATATCCGTTTTCAAACATTATTTCCCTTTCAGTTTTATTGGCATTAAAACCTTTACTGATTAAAACACTCTTTCTGTAATTGAATCTATTTTCTCTTTTTTTATATTTAAGCATGTAGTAGTAATTTGGTTTTGTATAAGAGAGGAATGAAAAACCCACCTTACCATAAAAAGAATGTTCGGGCGAAGGCGACCAATTTCTATCACTATACGTTATTATCTTTTGTGGATTATTTTCTTTGATAAATTTTTTAAGTAATTTTGAAAACCCACCAACTACGTTTTTACCACAGAACCTATATAATTCCCAGCTATTAGTAGCTCTATTCTTATGGCCAAGATTTACTCTGAGTTTACCAAATGTCGCCACGCTGACCAATTCGCCATTATGGTACAATCCATAGGAAATGTTAGATTTATCATCACCTTGGAGGTGGTATTCATTTAAAAATGCAGATTTTGTCTTTGATTCAAGTTGTTTTATTTCACATTTTCTGGCATATATTTTTTCAGTGTCTTGTCCGAATAAATGTAACAATCTGGATTTAACAATTTCTTTTTTACATTCCCATTCATCAGAAAATATGTGGATTAACCTAATGCCCTTTTTAAGGCACATTTCAGTTTTGTCGAGATGATAGTTTTTATTTTTCCCTTGTTTTTCCGAATGCCAAAAAAGGCCATTATATTCTATGGCAATATTATGCTTTTTGCACAATATGTCCAACTCTATACCGCTTAAAGTTTTTTTATCACATCGAATTGCTTCATTATCTATTGATTGTACAAATTCAAATAATTCTATTTCACCTTTGCTTCTATATTCTGGGTTATATTCTGAATTTATGATGTTATTTTTTATGGTTTCTTTTAAATTGTTGGAAACCACATCGCTTTTTGGGTAATTTTTTCGATATTCTTCTAAGTTTGTGGAATGTTTTGCTAAATGGGTTTCTGTAATGGAGACCATTTTTTGCTCACATATTTGGCAAACAACAAAAGAATTTTCATCTGATTCAAATTCTTCTTTTCTATTTAAATGTGATATTTGTTTGTTGAAAAGATAGTTTAATCCCGGGAATTTTTTGTTAAATTCCAATATTGTACCATGATTTTTTTGGATATGTTTTGTTATTGCGCCAGTTTTGTTATCCAAGTCTGGGGTTTTATAATCACATAATGGGCAATTAAATAATTGCTTTTCTTGCTTATCTTCAACTGAAAAATATTGCATATGCCAATAATTTCCAGTAGTTTTCAAAAACATGGAACGTTTGAATTGTGATGGTATTTCAATATGCGGTTGGCATGAGGATATATGTGATGTTAAGGCACCGCTTTTGTTGTGAGAATCAGAGAATGTTTTTTCACAATAGTTACATTTCACATTTTTGTCATCCAAAAATGATATATCGAAATCTATTATGTTATTTTTTATTTTTCCACCCTTTTTATTAATGGTTATCCCATTCTCTGTTAATATTGACCTTAGTTTCTTCTTGCCGATTCTGTATTCTGATGTTAGGTTGTTAAATGAATGTCCGTTGTTATATTTTTCAATTATTTCTTCTTTCATCTTTTTTTTGCAAAGATAAGAAAGTTTTTAATTTACTATTGAAAATATTTAAATTGAATATAACCCCCCTTAAAAAAATCAACTTTATCGTATGGTTTGTTAAATTCGGCTTTTGAATCAATCATTTGTTGTCTAACATCATATCCTATAACTCCTGCGTAGCAAATAATATCATCTATTTCAAATGGGGTTACTTCCAAAAAAATATCATTATCGGCATCATAGACCCACCAATGTTCAATTGGAAAATATGATTCCGTAAAAGCATAACCTCCAACCGGATATATTTTTTTATCTTTTTTAATACCTCCCAAAACATAATTAAAAGAGTTTGTTTCACATTTGTTCAATTCTCCATGGACATATTGTTTACGCTTCACATCATGGGATGGTAAGAGAACAAAGTCAGGATGTGTTTCGGCTATGGTTAAAAAATCTTTTCCGAGCGCTTTTTCAATATTATTCTTTATATCTGAATTTATTAAAAAAGATTCTTTCAATCCCATTATCCCTTTAATCCTTGAAATTTGTTCTTGTAAATTCATGTTTTTTAATTTATTATTTTTCAATTATTTTATAAGCCATAATTGTTTTAAAACCCAAAAGTTTCATCGCCCTTATTCTATGCTGCCCCTCAATAACATATTTTTCATTTGGTTCAACAACAATTGGTTCAAATTCCATATTATTGATAATTTCTTTGGATAATTTAATAATTCTATTTTTGTGGTCAAAATAATCATCATCGCCAATATATTCATCAATTTTTACTATGGATGGTTTATTGTCAATTTCATAATCATCAAAATTTGAAGATGCAATTAAATGTAGTTTATCCAATGGCGTTTTTATAAAATCAAAATCATTCCAATCAATTTTTTTCTTTTTTGTTCGTTTGGGTTGTTTTGGCATTATCTTAACGCCTTTATTGGTTTCAATGAAATTAAACAATCCCACAATTTCTTCTGGATTATCCTCGCCAAAAATGGCTGAAAATTGTTTGTTGTTGTGGTTTACCGCTTTCCTGATATCATTTTTTGCGGATTCGATGCTTGGGTAATATCTTTCTTTGAATGATTGATACCAGCCATGCATCTTTTCCAAACTTTCCTTGATTGGTTGCGAACCAAATTTTTTAATTTTAACTTTTGTTGGGTCAAGAACCATTCTAACCGTTGATTTTATTTTTCCTCCGTGATAGGAGTCAAAAACCCCAATAACATCAATGCAATCAAAATCAAACCAGTTTCCTATTGCAGCAATAACGTCTGTTTTAATACCTTTATTATCAGGGATGTAATAATTGAACATTGAAATTGCTCTATCAATTTCATCTTCTGGGATGCCAGCATTCACGAAACCATTTTTAACTTTATCAGTGCTTATGAATTTAAATCTATCGCCAGTTGCATCAATTTTAACAATTTTTTCACAATCAACTTCCACCTCGTAAACTTTTTCTATCGCGGATTGATAATCAAATGCCCTTCTTGGGTCAGCATATGTTTTCGCCACATCATATTTATCAGTCAAAAACAATGGTTTTTTATATTCATAATATTCCTTAAAATCTATTATTTTGTCCAACAATTTGAAATATAAGTCATCATCCCCATGTTCTCTCGCCTCAATCATTTTTTGTTCTGTGTCTTTAAATTTTTTTAAGTCTTTGACATAATTAACCCTCATTGTTTTATGTTTGAAACCACCCTCTTTTTCTATTTCCCTTGAATCAGGGGTACCATGAAACCAGCTTTCTCTGATTATCTTTTGCTCGTTCAAATATTGATGAATGTTTGATTTTATTATTTTTTTTAATTTCATTATGCTTTTAATTATTTAAATTTTCAAATATATTTATATAAATATTTGTTTAAAATGGAATTAATTAGTACTTTAAAAGAAGCAATTAATGATTTATACGGTTTTAAAGAAGTTATAATAGAAGTAACCGAAGATAATTATAAACAAGCAAAAGAGTTACAAAAACATTCTATGTACAATAATAAACTTGGAATAGGTACTTTTTTGTCACCCATATTGCTTTGGCGAGTTATTGACCAAAATGAATTTGATATAATATTTAAAGGTAATAGTGAAAATATAACTGGAGGTGATTTTTCCATAAAATCAGAAAGAGATTTCGGCCCTTCTTTTACTGGTTCTAGAGAAGATGCAATTAACGCTGGTATTAGATGGGGAAAAAATGGAAGACTATCAGGTAACTTATATCTTTTGGGGATAAACGGAGAGGATAAGGAGTTTTTGAATTTGAGAATGGTTGATTTTTTAAAAGAACGAGGGATTGAATATTCTGTCGGGGATTTTGTGATTGATAGTTCTTTAGGTTACACCGGACTGGGCTACTCTGTTAAAGATGTTAAAAAGGAAGATTTACTTTTCGTTTATAGGATAAATAAAGATGGTGAAGATATTACCCTTGATGATATTACATATGATTTATATTTTAAATAATAGTGAACAATGAACCAAACAATCATATCATTACTGAAAGATTATGGAGAACTTGAAGATAATTGGGATGGTGAGGGTGCAAAAAAACCTAATCTTTTTTCATTAAATCAGGCAATATATTTAACAGAGGAGTTAACAAATCTGAATCAAAATATTTACCATGTTGCTCCGGGGCCAAATGGTGAGATAATGTTAAACATCCGAAATGAAAATAATTCAAAATCTATTGAAATAATATTTTACGAAAATAGGTCAATTCAAGTTTTGTTCTCAGATAATAACAAACCTATTCAAGATTCCTTTGAATTTACAAAACTAAATAACCTTTTAAACTGGTTAAATGAAACCGAAATTAACAAATATTTATGTTTAAAAGGTTAAATGGAAATAACTAAAAAGCAATTTCTAAAAGAAATAACGTCAACCAGAGATGTCGGAACATACTACGCAAAAATCATAATGGTTCCCCAAAAATGGGAAAATAATCAATTAAAACCATTCGGTATCCCCGTTTCAGATTATGTGGAACCTAATTTATCACATGATGAAATGGACGGCGATTTGTCGGTAGATGAAAAAGAAGCCAGAAATATAGATGATAGGATGAGGAGTATGGTAGATAAAGTCCATAACGAAAAGGGGAAAGATGATGTTAAAAATGATGATGACGGGGCAAATTTAACAGAACAGGTGTGGCCAAATAAATTCATATTAGATAGGGTTATAAATGAAGATTTAAGGGTTTGGTTTGGCAAAAAGAAAAAACCAAAGGGAAGTTCCCAACCAAAGGGGCCGTGGGTAAACATTTGTAGGAAAGACGAAAACGGTAAACACCCACCTTGCGGTAGGGAAAGCGCAAAAGATACCGCATATCCAAAATGTAGGGCTGCTGGGGTTGCTTCAAAGATGAGCGACGCCGAGAAAAAATCTGCTTGTCAACAGAAAAGAAGAGCAGAAAAATCACATAATAAATCTGGTACTGGAAACAAGCCTAAAATGGTAAGCCACAAAAAATAAATCAATGGATATATTAATAACGGAAGAACAGTTAAAATCTATAATTAGAGAAGGAAGATATTCTAATCCACTGTTTTTCAAATTGGCCGGTGATTTATTTGATGAGTTTTATGAATACGTTAAAGCCCCATTAGAAGAAAATAATTTTTACGAATTGGTAAAAACAATTGCAGAAAATCCAGAAATTGAACTTCGTAAAATTAGAGATATGAATTTGTGGCCAAAATACTTATTTAGAGTTAATGATATAGTTAAAAAGAATGAATTAGAAGAATATCTAAAACTAATAGATAAAGATAATAGGAAATTGATTGATTTTATCAATAGAATATATAACAATAAATTGGTAGCATATTTTGGCGTTGATTTTAGTTTTAAGCTAGAAAAAGATGCGAGTACAAATAATCATTTTTCTGAAAATAAATTATCTTTTTTTAATATTACATTATATCGGAATTCTTTCATAACATATGGATTAAAAGATAAAATTAAAAACACAGATTATAAAACTTCAGAAATAATTTTAGATTTAAAAAATAGATTAATTAATATAATTACACATGAATTACAACATGTGTACGATTCTTTCAATTCTTGGAAGGCTTCGGATGAAAAAGAAATTGTTAAATCAGATAAAGATTTTTATAATTTTTATAAAAAAACATTAAAAAATGATTTATTAAAAATAAAATTCAATGAAAATAAAATAGAAGATGAGAGAATAAAAGAATTAATTAAATATCATTTTGAAAAACGTGAAATATGGGGCAGGATTCAGCAATACTTTAATACTATGAATTTGGAAAATCCAGAACATTTAATTTTCTTCTACAAAGAAATGGTTTCTGGCCACTATATAATACATGATTGGGCTAAAAGATTTTTCGAAAGTGTTATTATGAATAGAATAAACCAGTTAAAATTAGATGAAAAAATTGAAATACCAATCGATAAATTTAGGCGTTATCTTTACAAAGTTTTTTACCAGATGCTAAGTTATAAGATTAAAGTTTTAATTGATAAAAGGAAAAAAAACAAATAACATAAGCAATAATCACATTATTTTCAATATGTCAGAGAAAAACTTCTCTTTTGATTTTTCAAGTTTTTCTCCGATAAGTTTTAAATCAACCTCCACTCTTTGCTCAATCATAGATACTAATTCATTGTATAATTTAGTATTATCAATAAAACAAGCTCTATGCTCGCCATTATGGATTATGATAAATTGTCTGTGAGAAATTAAAACCATAATTTCTCTATCAGAGGAAATTAAACCCTTCTGGTCTCTTTCATTGGACACGACTAATTTTGTGTTTTCATCTGAAAGGAGATATTTTACAACTTGATAGCAATATATTTCTTCTGGGGTTGGGTCTTTCATGTAGAAAAAATTAACCTTTAAGTAGTCAAATATTTTTTTGCTGCTCTCAATAAAAGAATCCATATTTATGTTTTAAGAAAATATAAGATGAAAAAATTTTTTTTAAATCAAAAATTTTCATCTGTTTTCATATTTTCTATTATCCTTATTGATTCCTCATATTCTTTCCTTCCGAATTTAGGTTTCTTTTTTTTAACCTTTACAGGCTTTATTTTTTTAGCCTTTTTAAGGAATTCTTTTGTAATGTAACTGTCCAAAAAGTCAAAGTTTTTCATGTTGTTAATTATCCATTTTTATTTTCAACAAAAGATTCATAATATTGGATTAGTTGATTTTCTGTTTGAAAATACCTAACATCCTCCGGTGCATAATTTACCATTTCCCTACCTTTAACAATCAAACCATCATAACCAAGTTTCAACATTTCGGTTCTAATATCAGTATGTTGATTAAAAAATGAAGTAGAATATTCTTGGTTATGTTGTTCACAAAAATTTTTTTTGACTTCGTATAAAAAAATTTCAGCAATATTTAAGCTGCTCACAACTTTAGGTTTTTTGGGAATTGCGTTTACCAAAAAATAAACATCACCATATTGTCTGGCCATTGGTTTATTGCTTAACGGAACGCTGTATAAACCTTCTCCAAGGTAAGCACCCCCATCATTTGGTTTTCCAAGTTCTTTTATGCCCCTTAATGTAACATTTTTTCTTTTCCATCTGCGATAATCACTAATGGATTCGTTTAAATATTGCCTTACTTCTCTAACTGATATTATTCTATAATTCATTTTGTTTTCCATTTACCACCCATTGACTTGTATCTTTTAGCAGCAGCCCCGTTACAATATGCGCTCGGACATACTTTGTAGCGAGAACGCGCCCAAGATAAGGCTTTTTTCCATAATGCCGGATTTGTTGGTACATTTTTTTCTACCAATTGTTTTTTACCCTCATCTTTAGATTCGTTTTGCATTTCTTTTTCGTTCATAAAGAAATCGAAAACTTGGTCAATATTTTCTTTGGCGACGGCTATATGGTCTTGCGCCCAGTCGTGGTTATCATCTAATGTCTGCTCTACGTATTCTTTCTCCAAATCCAAAAGAAGTTCTATTTGTCGTTTCATTTGTTCTAGATTGCTAAAAAACATATAACGCTCTTCCTCTTCTTTTAAGATTGAAACCAATCTTTTTTTTAATTGCTCTTTTAAAGACGGTTCAAACCAACCACCTTTGTCTAACTTAGAAAATTTCATAATTTTATCAAAATTTTTCTTTCCGTAAAAATCTGTTTGTTTCTTACGTTCCATATTATCCAGATTTTTGACCCTCATATGGTCTTGGACTATATCTTGGACTATATCTGGCCGACCACCCATGTCATAAACCCAATCAGAATATTTTTCGACATAATTTGCTGAAATATCTTCATGCCCCAAAGCGTTCGGATAACCAGTCTTTGGGTTTATATCTGCGGTTTCATATTTACCCAAATCGTGAAAAAATGCAGCCAATATCAAATCCATATCATCTGGATATTGGTCTAAAGCCCGCATCGTAACGACCATGATATGTTTTAAAACATTTCCTTCTGGGTGTTTGTCTAATCTTTGCGGTACTGACTTATTCGCGAAAAGAACGACCCTTAATTCTTCAGGGGCACTATTTACCAACTCTTTTAACCTACCAAAAGGTGTATTTTTTATCGAATCCCTCATTTTTGATTTACTATTTGAAAAGTTAATTGTTTGTTATATACTACAGAAGACCCACAATTATCAATCATAATGTCTAAATGATACTCATTTGGTATCTTATCTCTGGTATCAAAATTAAAATAATAATTATTGTTAGATGTAGAATTTAACCTACCCCAATCTTTTACGATTACTTGTGTTGTACCCTCTTTGACAAAAATACGATAATAAATTTTTAGTTTATCTAAAAGAGGATATTTGTTATATAACTTTTTAATTTCTAAACTAACCCTTCTGACATCTGTATTTATTATCTTTTCATTTTGCATTATACCGTTTATCACAAACGAATACCTTGTTGCTGAAACATCGTCAGAAGTTGTTAGCATTCTGTCATATGGTTGCACTATAATTTGTTTTTCAATATTTGGCATTTCTATTCCGTTTAAATAAATATTTCTCCAATAATCATATATAACGCAAGGAGTTGTAAAACCAGTTAATTGATTTGGTATTTCTACTTTATAAACCCCTTTGGTAATCTTACAAGTTGTTAGACCTGTGCAATTAGGTATTAAATCCCCATTAGAATTTATTAAATCAACAATCGGATTATAGTCCAAATTAACGTAATCCCCATTTTTATAAAAAGACAAATATAGTTTATTAATTTTATAGGTTGTAAAAAAATCTCTATCATCATCTACTAAATCGTCGTATACAGTTTCTAAATAAGGTTCATAAAATGTTTGGGTGTGCCTTGTGAAAAACCCTACACTGTAACTTTCTGAAAGGTTGGCTAAGTTTTCAAGTTGAGGATAATAAGCAATACCCCATCCTGTTACACCTGTTGTAGAACCGCTTATTATCCCATTTATTTCATTGGTCATGTCAAACTCTATGTCTTCATTACCAAATTCAAAATGTTGTGTGTCAACAATAGTTAATGCAGAAAAATTTATGCTACTACCAGTTGATTGATTTTTATTATCATATAAACCGGGGGTTGTCCATCCGCTTATGTTTGTCGCATAATGCCAATTTGAAGGTCTTTGAGAAAAAGATTTATCATCATTACCAATTGGGTTGGCACTACTATCATAGTTTATATAATCATAACCAACACCCTCATCCCAGTTTTGATTATTTGGAATCCTAAATAATACCAAATCAAAAGATGTCGCCCTTCTTTTACCAGATGATGTTTTTTCATTTAACAACTTCTCATCAAAAGAAGAAGTGTTTCTCATCCTGAGATAATGTTTTATGTCAGAAGAACAACCAGTTGATATTACGCCGCTTTGTATTTTGGATAATAAAGCTGTCGTATCAATGTTAAAAATGAAGCGACTGAAATTAATTGGATTTATGCCGGAAGAGCCGAAAAATAATTCAGTTACAGGGTTTCTACCAGTATTTGTATCTGAATTATATATTATAGTGTTATTTTTATTAAAATATGAAAAATGCGATGACATTTCTTTTAAACATAAATATTTAATTTATCCGAATATTTTGATTTAAAATTTTATTTACCGCATTTGCAAATTCTTCCAATATAGATGCGGAAGTAGAACCGTCTTCTGTTACCGGAACGGGAGGTAAACCGGGATATGCGTGGGTATGGCTAACCATGAAACGTATCATTAGATTCAATAATTCAAGAAGTTCCTCACCCCTAACCATAGAGGATGTTTTAGGCTCTATTTCGTTAGAAAATGTTTCAGCATTTATCCCATATATTGTACCATCGAAGTTTATTTTACCCTTTCTGGGTATAGAACTTAAATGTGATAAAAGATAAACCTTATCAGAACCTATTGTGGCATAAGTTCTGTTTATTGTTGTAAAAGTTCTGGGTTCTATCGTTTTTTCCTTTATGTCAAATTGATTACCCAATAAGTTTTTATTAAATATAAGGCCAAAACCACCATTTTTGACAGAATCAAATAATTTTACCTTATCATATATTTTAATAAGGTTATTTTTAGCAATAATAAAATTGGATTCATTAGAATTAATTATACTATAATTCAACAGAGAAGGTCTAAAAAACATCGGAAATTTATCTTCGTTTTCAAATAAAACCTGACCATTTGACGTTTTTGTCTTGGAGTTGCAGTCCGAAATAAAACCATTGATAAAAACAATAGTATCATCTAATGATAAATTTGTAAACTCAACCTTAGCGGTTATAGATTTTAAATCTTCTAAATCACTATTTACTGAAATTTTATCAGTATCTATTTTATCGCTTGATTTAAGTTTGTATAAATAAACAGAACCATTAAAAACATTCTGAGTGTTTTCAGGATTTGTTACATGCCACTCAATTAAATATTTTGTTTTTAATATTGTTTCACTTACCTCGTAGAATTTTTCTTTTTGATTCTTTACTATTTCAGAATCAAATTTTGATAATTGTATAAAACCTCTTTGTGTGTTAGAAACAGGTAATTTATTTTTGGATAAACCACCTTTTATTTTACCAGAACGAATAAGTATTTCATTTTCCTTTATAACAATATCTGAATTTCCCCTTCCCATTACGGCATTATCCCCCGGCTCTGGGAAAACACCATAAGTCTTTGAAGGCTCCCTATGTGTACCATCAATATTTTTTATACTTATACCCTCCTTGTATCTTTTACCAGTGCCAGTGTATTTTGTACCTTGAACATAATAATCAAAACCAGAAACCATTGGGGATGAAATGTTGGATTGTATATAGTATTGGTTATCAAATTTGTAATCTTTATTTGCAAATAATACTTGAACCAATTCATCTTTTTTGGGGGTGGAATATATATAAAAAGGTAATAAAGGGGTGAAAACAAAAGGGTCTCTCTCCCCCCATTTATCTTTAGATTCGTCAAATACGGGGTCTATGCTCTTTATTATGGCCTCATAGTCTAATGTCAAAACCCTAGCCCTAATCCTGTTTAACATCATAGGGTCTTCAACATCCAAAACAACTGCTGGTTCTAATATTTTATTGTCGTTTAACATTGGTTCTTTTTTCGTATTCTTTTAATGTGGTGTTGTAAATATTTTCTAATTCATCTAAATATGACGATAGGCTTAAAATAGAATTTTTGGTTATGTCAAACTCCACACTTATTTTCTCCAAAACTTCATATAACTCAGAGTTTGGTTGGTTTTTTATGTCTAAAATTTTATTTTTTATGTTTTCAAAATCTGTTTTTGTCATATTATATTTTTTTAGCCCTTATTACAAAAGGTAGGTTTGGGTCAATCACACCAACCACTTTACCGTTTTCGCTTTCTTCTTTATCTGAACCAATTTCTGATGCTATCATAAATTGTAACATTAGGTTCGGTGAACCATCTGGCATGGGGCCGGTAGGTAGTCCAATTTTCTGCATTTGTTCTATTATGTTTATCGCAGCCCTCTCTGGGGAATATCCGGGCAGAAACTGAGTAAAGGGTAATAAAACCGCAGGTATTGGGTCAGTACCTATAGATATTCCGCTTTTATTTATAAATGATGTGCTTATTAGGTTTAAAATATTTTTTATTTCGTCAACCAAAGACCTACATTTCCTATAGTCCAAAATAATTTTAGCCACAGATATCAATATTGAAGATAGTGTTAGTACCATGGTGTACTTTTTCAAAATCCTACTTTTGCTAACATCTGAAATTAATGATTTTATTAAATTCAATAAATCTTTTTTCAATATGTTAAATAGAGTTTTTAAGTAAACAGCACTAATTCTAGACACTACCTGTATGGAAAACTTTTTAAACTTTACCAAAAAGTCCATGGAATCGTTTACAAAGTTATTTACTTCAGAATTTAATTCATTTTCTGTTGTAACAACCCTATTCAAATCGTTTATAACTTCATTGGCATCAGTTTTGGCTTGCCTTTCCAATGTTTTTAACGATACAAATATAGGTAACAATACTTTAGGCGTCAAAACAGACGAAACTAAAGCCAAAGGCAACTTCTTTATAATTTCAGTATCTATCGCCAATTTTAATGTTAAAGTGTCTGGGAACAATTCTTTCCAAGCAGGGTTTTCACTCACAGAATCTATTGTTTTATCAATTCTATCTATCTGGGTTTCTATTGGTTTATCTGAATAATCATCAATAAATGAAGAAACAGAATTAACTATACTATCGCTATCTATGGGTAGTAACACATCCCCACATGTTTGAAATTTTGTCACACCAAGCTGTATATTGGATATTTCTTCATCTATGTTCTTTAAATCAATTTCAGTTAATTCAAATATGCTATCATCAAAATCATCAACTTCCGATATTTTAGCTGTCCCGCTAACATCTATTTCTTTCCTATCGTCAAAACAAAGACCAAGTATCCTATTAACAATAAGGTTAAACTTTGATTGGGTTTTTAATTGGCCAAAACCAATCTTGCCTTGAATGTTTACACTATTTAAAACAATATTCAATATGTTATTCAATATATCATATGATTCATAAAAATTAATTGTTTCGTAATAGTCGAATAGAAAATCGGCAATTAAGTTATCTCCAGACCTATTTATAAGTGTTACCTTTAAGTAATCAACATTATCTCTTTTTACATAAGATAAATCCATTAAAGGCTGGGAAGATTTGCCTCTATAAAAGTCTCCATATTCAGAAGAGAAACTTTTATCTAATTGCTGTGTACGGTTAAATATTTCTTTATTTACCGGGTAGTATTTATTGCCCCCGTATGGTATGAACTCAGAACTTGTAGATGGGGTTTCTTTTTCATAGAAAAGTTTACCAAGTATATTATTTGGGTTATTTTTTAAGTTACCAAATAAGTCTATACTTTTTAAAGGTATTAATAAAGAATCACTATCAGAAAATGATTGAACATTGCCCAATAATGATTTATCTATACCTCTATATGTTTGTTGTTGGGAGCAACCCAATATCTTAAAAGCCTCTTCCCTTATTATATTTTTTACCTCAGTTTGCGACGCTATGGATGCCTCTATTAGTTTCTTCCTAATATAACTGGATGTATTGTTACCCTTACCTTTGGTTATACCAATTAGGTTTAATAGTTGGTCTAATGATGTGGGAGCCCCTCTAAATACCTTAGATTGAAATTCCTTTAAAGAGTTTAAAGAACCTAACGGCTCATTTAAAGAACTTTCAACATTTGATGCTTGTCTTCTACTCGCCTCTTTTATGGATTCAGAAACATCTTTGTATGTTTTATAGGCATTTATTTTGTTAGCAGCATCTTTGAAATCCGATAATATATCTATGGGCATTAGTTTTTGGTTTTATATTTACCCAAATCACTTGTTAAGTCTTTATTTAATAGGTTTTCCAGAGCTTCTTCATCCAAATCCGAAAAAGAAAAATTTTCTTGATTAGTAGAAGTTTTTTGCCAAAGATTTGATAAGATTTTAGTTATTGTCAATTTTTTTTCGGCACACTCGTTTATTATTTTCTGTTGTTTTTCTAATACGGGACCTATTGTTATTAAATCTTCAGCTTCCCTCATCATGGAAATCATTTTATTTTGTATTTTCAATGCGGTGTTTCTTTGCTCTATGAGTTCGTTATATACTTCCTGCATCAAAACCAAAATAGAATCTTTTGATAAAGATATATCTTTTTTACTATTGGGATTTTTCATTTTTTATTATAAATATATCATTCGTGAATTATGCCTTGGACAAAAACATATAATTTCTTGAATTTCCTTATTGTAAACCTTATTTCTTTGGTAGATAAATTGGTCATCTCCCTTATGGATAGAAGTATCATATTTTTGTTGAACTTGTTATTGTCAGAAGCTAAGAATATTGTTTTATAGTTATCAAAAATATCAATTAGGGCAATACCCAATTTAATTTCAGAATCGTTTAACTCTTCTTCTTCCATGAATTTTTTCAGATATTTTGAATACTCCATCAAAATATCTTCTGGGTTGGGCAAATCACCATCTATGGTGTAAACCATGTCCGGCCTCTCCTCTAAACTGGGTGATATGTCGTCATAGGATATTTTCCTATTTATCTCTTTTTGGTCTTTCATTATTTGACCCATGAGATAGTTTTTACATATTGTCCCAAAATAAGAATAAGCCTTCTTGTTCTTTGAAGGCTTAAACTTTTCAACTTTTGTCATTAAAAAAGAGTGGGTGTCGTTATGTACTTCCTCAAAATCCATTTCTTTTCGGTACAATTTATACCTTCTGATTATTGAGGAAATCATTTTATCCAACGGCGCTCTTAGATATTCATTGTATATTTTATTCCTTTCTTGTTCATTGTTTGAATTTATAAAATCTATTACTGCTGTTTCTTCCCTTACATCAAAGTAATTATCTTTTTTACTTTTTCTTCCTCTCTTCTTTAATGTTTGATTTTCTGTGTTACCAGAAATAACATCAACCATTATTCGCCATATTTTACTTTTCTGTCGGCGGTAAAGAAGTATTCTTTTTTAGCGGCTTGTAGCCAGAATTTCACTTCGTCTTCTGTTATTTTATTATCTCCAAATTTATAGTTCCAGAAAATGGAACCCTCTCGCATATTAATATGCTTATATCCAACTCTAGGTATAACAATAGGGTTGACCGAATTGTACGTCATCCTCAACAAAAACTCATATACAAACGTCAATTTAAAAGAAGGTTTAAACCCTCCAAATTCCTCAAAAACACTCTTTTTAATCACCATACCAGAACTCTGAAAGTTTTGGTAATTCTGTAACATTTCATTCGTTAAAACCCCCATTTCTTGGCTGAAGTTTGCAGCGAATGCCGCTTCGTTTGTGAAACCAACGAAATTGTTCTTACCCTCGGTATCTATAACTAATGGCATAAAAGCAGATTCTTCTTTATAATACTTCGCATATTTTGCAACGTTCCTAAACCAGATGGTAGCGTATTCATCATCAAATTCCAAAAATGAAACCCATTCTGATTTAGCATTTTGAACACCGTAGTTAATTTGCGAACAAAAATTTGGCTCATCTTCAAATAGGATTTTCCTTACATTTAAATCCTTAAAGTCATAACTGTCCAAAAAATTAACCAAAGTTTCTTCTGGTGTGTGAACAATCAACAATTCTTCAATTGCAACATCAGATTGATTAATGCAAGAATTTATGGCTTTTTCAAAGTATTCTTCAAAATCTTTGGCTTTGCTTGATTTAATTGGTAGTATTACTGATACTGGAAAAATGTTTTTCATTATTGTAATTTTTTTAATTGTTCGCTGAATGATTCTAACCTGTTATTAACATACCCATCAAACAACGTCAAAACTTTATTTTCATAAGCAGATTGGTCTTGGTATTTTTTAGCGGTATTTTCAATGTTAACGTAAAGTTCATCTTTTATGCTATCTTCCATCCAGCTTTGAATGAAAATGGCAATTTGGTCAATCATAGTTATCTTATCCCTGCTATATATCCCGTTGTCTTCTGCCATCCAATCTGGGATAATATCAGGTATCTTACACAAAACAGGGACACCAGAAGCCATTGATTCAATGGGGAATGTACCAAAACCACTATCATCGTCAATCCAAACGCTTAAACAACAATCATGGAAACTGTTAGCAAACTCAAGTTCCGTCATGTTTCTCATGTCTTTAAACGTAAAGAAACGGAATTGTGGGTATTTCAAATAGAATGCTTTGATTAAGTTGGCCGTATCACTATGGTTTCTAGTATTTATAGCAATAACTGTTTTTGGGGGTTTATCATCTTTTCGGAATACTGTTGGTACAAATGGTTCAACTATGTCATAAGAAATATTTTTCATTATTGAAGACATATATTCCTTTTGTCTTTCACTAGTGGTAATACACTTGAAAAAACCGAATTGCTGCCAAGTTTGACCGGGCTGCAATGTTTCCAACATATAAGCAGCGGTTTGTGCTAAAACAATTTTACCGCAAGGCAAATTTTTTAACTGGTCCATAACAAAAGCATAAATCTCAGGAATGATTATGAAATCTTCTGGACTAATTTCCAAATTTTGGTTTTCAATGCTTTTGTGCGGCAATTCTGTCATATACTCTTCTCCCATCCACTCGGAAACACCGGTGTAATCGTTTTTCTCGTGTAAAATAATTGGGTTGTAGCCATTCTTTTTTAAAGTCATGGCCATTTGGTAAATGTATTTTACAGAACCTTTTGGGTTATTTTTAACGTCTTGTGTTAGAAAATAAATCCTGCATTTTTTCTCTTCAAGATTTTGAATAGATACTTTTACTTTATCTAAATTGTTATCCATATTAATAATGTTTGAGTAATTTTTTATTCAATAACGTGTTAAATGCTAGTTTGAAAGGTATTGAGATTTCACTGCTATTTATACCCATTTTTTCATCTACTTCATCAGATTCTGTGAAAAGAACATCTAACAAATTTTTAAGCAATTCATATTTTACAACGTTAACATGCGTTTCTGAGGAATCGCCATCTTTTTCAGATTTTAAGGTTGTATTTATTTCAACATATTTTTCAATCTCGTCTAAATCGAGATAATAATGTTCACCAAAAATTTTAACCATTTTATAAAGTTTTTATTATGTTATGCAATTCTTTCAATTCTGTAATTGAAAGTTTTGATTTTACTTCTTTATTGTAAAATGTTTCATATTTAACAATTATTTTGTCCTTTGGATGATTTGCAAGAATATTTGGATTGGCTGTTACCAAAATATCAACTTTACCCCAAATATTTTCTAATGTTTGTTCGCTATAAAACAAAACTTCTTCCAAAAGACAACCGTACCTTGAAAGGAAATAAAGAGTGGCTGGTTTCGATTTACCTATCTCATCAGAAACTATTTTTAAGTTATGGTTATCCCTAAAATCGTAATAAATGTCATTTAAATCTCTAATAGAGGAATTTTCCATACAATTCGCATAGCCAAAAACATCCATTGGATGTTGGACATACAAAAAATCGTAAATAGAATCTTTGTCGGGAAAAGTGAAATGTTTGGATATATCAAGGGAGTCTATTGGTTCGATTATTTTATATTCAAAAGTATCTTCTTCCGCGCCTTCCAATTCGACTGGCTGTGAATAATACTTTTCATACGTTATTTTTATCTTACCAATAGTATCCCTTAATACACCATTAACTTCTATGCCTATCTCCATTTAATATCTTTCCAAGATTTTAGTTATTATCTTATTTCTAACTATATCATCTATGGAAAAATTGTAAATACAAATTTCATCAATGCCTTCCAATCGGGTTAAAACATCATATAACCCAGATTTTGATTTGTTTTTGTATTTATCGGATTGTTCAATATCCCCCGATATTAAAAATTTGCTGTTTTCACCAATCCTTGTTAGGAACATTTTAAGCTCGTTAGGAGTGCAGTTTTGAGCTTCTTCTAATAGGACTATTGAATTATCTATTGTCATGCCCCTCATAAAAGATATGGGTAATATTTCAATAATGTTGTTTTCTTTCAATTTTGACCTAACGTCCCTCCCCAAAATCTTATCAATAATATAATATGAAGGATAAACATAAGGCATCAATTTTTCCTCAAACGTTCCCGGAAGAAGGCCAAGTTTTGAATCAGATGCTTCGACCGCAGCTCTGGTTATGATTATCTTATCGTAAGGTGTTTTAGGGTCTGAAATCAAATCTAAGGCGCATTTCATCCCAATGTAACTCTTACCAGAACCGGCTGGTCCGTAACATATCGTTATTTCATAGTCTCTGATTTTGTTATAGTAATCTTTTTGATTTTCGTTTAAAAAACTACTCTTCTGTTTGTTTTTTATTAAGTCTAATATTATCTCTTTTCTTGTTTTTGTCGTTCCAACACCAACCTCTAAATTTTTTTTTGTTCTACTCATTAATAATTTAATTTAATCACTTGGGATTCTATCCAGTCATAGGTTAATTTAATCCCCTCTTTTAGTGGTCGGTCGAAAGTTTTACCCATTTTTTCTGTATATAGTTTGTTATCAGAGTTTCTACCCCTGACACCAACTGGACATTTGTGACCGTATTTTTCAAAAAAAGCGTCACCCATTATATTTTCAATTTGTATGTTTTTACCAGAAGCATATATTGCTAATTGCGCCAACTCGTTAATTGTAACCATTTGCTCAGAACCTATGTTAACAGGCCCCGTAAAGTTGTCTTGCCTCATAAAAGCTAATATGGCGTCTACACAATCATCAATATACAAAAAAGACCTTGTTTGTTTACCATCGCCCCAAACATCTATTGTTCCACCATCTGGGGTTTCAGCGACTTTTCTACACATAGCAGCGGGGGCTTTTTCCTTACCTCCTTTCCAAGTTCCATATGGACCGAATATATTATGAAAACGACCTATTCTAACATCCAAACCATAATTTCTTTGGAAAGAAAGATATAACCTTTCACTGAATAGTTTTTCCCAACCATATTCAGAATCAGGATTTGCTGGGTAAGCACTGCTTTCCTCACAATTGGGATTATCTGGGTCTAATTGGTTGTGTTCTGGATACATGCAAGCAGAAGAAGAATAAAATACTCTTTTAACACTATGTAAAGATGCTTTTTTTGCTACATTTAAATTTATTAATGCAGAATTGTGCATAACATTTGCGTCATTATCACCTGTAAATATATATCCTGCACCACCCATATCTGCCGCAAGTTGGTAAACTTCGTCAAAAGAATTTACTTTATCATGTATTGAGTTTTGAATTGGAGTATAAGTTGCAGAAGAAACTAAACGTTCATCTCTTAAATCTCCTACAATAAATTGGTCGCAAATATCTTCTTGTTTAAAATATTCATGTGTTTTTATGTCAACAATTCTAACCCAATTCCCTTCATTTTTTAATCTTTTGGCTAAATGGCCTCCAATGAAACCTCCACCACCAAGTATTAATATATTTTTCATAAGATTTTAATTTTAAAAAACTAATATATAATTTCTATTTTCACTATCAGAAGAGGGTTTTTCAGGATATATTTTACAATTATTAATTTTGTTTTCCCAATCTTCTTTATTGTAATTTTTTATTTTATAATGATAACCAATGTCATTTCCAGTTATGTACCCATGTTTACTTTTTTTGATTATTTTATTATAGTAATAATCTTGCATTTTTTTCGTACATTCAGTTAGAGCGTAATTAGATATTACCAAGTCATATTCATAGTTTGGTAAATTTTCAAAATCCAAAAAATAATTATTTTTGTATTCAAATATCTTTAAGTATTTGTTGGCTAAATTATTTACTTCTGGTAAATCAACAAAATGATAAGATTTAATATCAAAATAATCTTGTATTAATTTAGCCTGACCACCATATCCGACACCTATTTCGACAATTGATAAACCATCTAAAGAACCAAAATTACAAACCAAATCATTTAAAATTTTAATATATCTTAATGTTGTCGGAGATATTAAGCCATATGGTTCTTTATAATTGAATTTTTTAGGCGAGCCCTGAATATCATTTTCTTTAAATTTTTCAATGTATTTTAAATCAATTTTTAAATTTTTCTCTAACTCTAAAATATATTCTTCACCCAATTCTTGGGTTACATGTTCCAGAACAAATGTAAAATCTTTTAATGATTTAAAATTATTGAAAAAAAAGTCATAATTATATGCTAATGAGCATATTTCCTTAAAACTATTTATATCCGATATTGAAGTTTTGTTTTTAAATTTTTTTCTGTTCATTTTTTATAAAATAATTTATCTTCAGTGGATTCATAACCAACTTCTTCAAAATTTAACGAAATTAATGTATCATAGATATCCTTCAAATTGTGGCCAGATTTTTCTGTGTGGTTTTGGTCCCATTCAATCAGTAAGAAAACATCACTACAATCGTTTAAAAAATTAAACATTCCGTCTATTACATTTTTTTCAAATCCTTGAACGTCTATTTTTATAAACCCTATATTTTCAACTTTATTTTCCGATAACCAAGTATCAAATGAAATACACTTTACTTTTTCGACCACATAGTTTTTATTAGACATATTGCTGATAGCAACTTCTTTATTGAAAGAAGTATTGTCTGAACAATATGGTATGTAAATGTTTTTACTTTCATTTTTATCTGACAAAGCAACATTTACAATTTCAAGATTTTCACAATTATTTTCATTTTTACCCAACAATAATAACTCATTGTTCATTGATATCGGCTCAAAAGAATAAACTTTGTAACCGTACAAAGAGGCTGGTATGCAAAACAAACCACAATTACCCCCAACATCTATTATTTTTCTATCTTTATCTAATTTATTTACAATATTCATCATTAGATTATACTGCAAAATTTCCGCAATATTTCTTTCTGAATTTATTCCATAAATTTTAGTGAAATAGTCAAAATTATATATAGTATATTGAAAATCATTATTTCTGAAATAATATTTCATTATTTCATTTGAAATTTCTTTTTTTAAATTGAAATATTTGTCGTAATTAAAATCTTTAATATTTTTTGCGTAAACATGTTCTCCTAATTTTTCTGCAAAAGATTCTTGTGATTTGAAATCGTTAGATATGTCACTTATGTTTGAGTATTGCATTGTCATTCCCGGAGTGAAAGAGAAACAATTCAATTTATCTTGTATCAAAATATACAAATGGTCTATAGCATATGCGTTTTGTATTTCGCTATAAATTAAATCCAATATTTTATTTATAGATTTAGGGTTTACCAAATATGAATGGGTTGTAAAACTACTATACACCCTATGTATATATTTTACGTCTGTAAATTCAAATTCTATCTCTTTCCATTTAAAATTTTTATCGTCATTTAAATGGTAAAAACTAGATAGGAAAAAAATATCCCAATCTTTATCAAAATTTTCTTCTATATATTTAAACCTTTCTATAAAATCTTCACAAAATACAGCATCATCTTCAAATATACCAATTATTTTATCAGAGTTTTTACTATCCTCTAATATTTTTATATGAGATAAAGCACAGCCTTTGTTACCATCATTCATTAATTCTGGTAATTCAAAGTTTAAAAAATTATCTTGTTTGGTTAGCGCTTCAAATCTTTTTGCCGAAATGTTTATTTTATCTAATTCAAGTAAAATATGTGAATTTCTATCTTCCCTATTTGATAAATTTATATAAAAAAAATCAATATTATCTAATTTAATTTCCATATTAATTATTGTTCAATTCTTATCCAATCTTTTGGTAATAGTGTACTTTTATCAAAATGTGAATATCTCGGACCTAACCAATCAGATTCCATCGGGCAACAAACAATTTTGTTTTTGTTTTTTTCACTTAAAAAAGAAGACCACCAAGAAAATGTACTGTTTGGTATTATAAAATGGTCACAATTTTTTTGGGCAATAAAATCAGAAATATAGTCATCGCTATAATCAAAATATTTAATTGGTATATTAAAAATTTCAAATTCCCCGAAAATAAAATTTTTGGTTTCTGGATGGTCTGTGAAAACTAAAAATTCATCTATTTTTGTTAATGATAAAATTTTATTTATAGAATTTATATAAAAATTTATAGTCATTACTGGGTGGTATTCTTCATTTCCCTTGTGGCCGCCGCCAACATTTTTATCATAAAAATCCCCATGTCTAACATGTATACAAAGCCTTATTTTATCTTCACTAAAATCGTAATTACTATTTTTATTTATTAAAAAAGAATTTTTGATAACTGAATCATTCCCTTCAAAGTATTTATAGGATTGGAAATATCCAACAATTTCTAATAATTCATCTTCAAAATATGGAATATCATGATATGCAAAAGAGACTTCATTGTGTTTCTTTTTTATATTTTTATCAATTTCAAATTTTGATATTTTATTTTTTAAATTTGGAAACAAATCAGAATGTTCCCACTCAATTGGTATATAATATTCAGAATTATTTTTTAAAGCCATACCAATTATTGTGGAAACTCTAAATAATTGGTTTCCAAATCTGCCTTGGGTATGGTCTAAAATCTGTAAATTTGCAAATCCTTTCATTTTTTATAAATTGGTATTGGAAGCATTTTATGTTTATTTTTACTATTATGTTTTTTATATATATTTAAAATTTCTAATTCTCTATTACTTAATTTTTCAATTTTAAAATCTTTATTTTCAGATAAAAAAGACATAGCCCATTCTAATTCTTCATAGGTTGCCCCAATTTGGTCTTCGTCAGTTCTATTATCAGACCATAAACCATCGGTTGGTTTCGCATCTATAATTTCTTTATTTATGTTAAGTATTTTAGCAAGCTCCCTTACTTCGCTTTTGGTTAAATCTGCTATTGGGGAAATATCCACACCACCATCTCCATATTTAGTATAAAAACCAATACCAAAATCTTCTATTTTATTTCCAGTTCCAACAACAAGACCATTTATTGATGATGCTACTTGATATAAGGTCAACATTCTGATTCTACTTTTAGAATTAGCAAAAGAATGTTCACTATTAAATGGTTTTTCAAACTTTAACTTAAAACAATCAAAAACATCTGTCAAATCATAATGATGGGAAATAACGTTTGAATGATTATTTTCCAACCAATAAATATGGTTCATAGCTCTTTGTAATTGATTTTTTTCTTGTTGTATAGGCATCGATAAAACATGAGTTTCTATTTCGGTCATAGCACACAATGTTGATACGACAGCCGAATCAATACCGCCAGAAACACCAACAACTAATTTAAAATCCGTTGAAGCATAATCTTTAATCCAATTAATAATTTCTTTTTTCATATTTAAAAATTTCACCATATATTTTTCTAACTTCATTTAAAACAAATTCATCGTCAATAATTGTAACTTCATAGCCATTTTTTGTTAGACCAACAGCAAAATTTAATTGTTGAGATTCTTCTATCAAAAAAGAACCTTCTTTATATGTCACACCTCGAATAGCGATTTCTTTTTTGTCGTTTTTATTTATAAAATCACTTATTTGATAATCTAAATGTAATTTATTATATTCATCGGAAGCCTTTGGTATTAAGGGTTCTATATTATTTTCTTCACATAGAATACCTAATGCTCGGTTATCTCTAGGAAAGCAAGGCCCTCCAAAACCAAAACCCCATTTTAATGCATCCCATCCAATTCTTTTGGATGCACCAACAGCAGTAAGGACATTTTCGTGAGATATATCTAAATTATTGCATAAATCACCAATCATATTAGCAAAAGATATTTTTGTGGTGATAAAGCAATTCATGGCTAATTTTGCAAGTTCTGCTTCGGTTAATGAAATTCTCGATATAAATGGGTTATTGTTTGAAATTTTTTTGTGTATATTTTCAACAATCTTGCCCCCATATTCACTTGTTTCACCAATTAGTACCAAATCTGGGTTTGTTTGTCCATTTAAAATATCTCCTTGTGCGATAAACTCTGGATTATATAAAATTTCATAATTCAGTGGTTCCAATTCTTTTCTTAAAGATTCGCAATATCCGGGATATGTTGTGCAGCCCAAAATGAAAAGTTTTCTATTTTTTTGTTTACCTATTTTTTTTAAATCATTGACTAAAATTTCTACTTGAGAATGGTCGTATTTTCCATTTTCTAATGATGGGGTTGCAACCATAACAAATAGAATATCCGAAAAATTAACAGCATCAACAATAGATGTTGTTGCAACTAAATTTTTAGATTCTTTTAATAAATTATTCACACCTTTTTCATTTGAAAAAAAAGTTTTTTCATTTATGGATTTTACATAATATTCGTTTTTATCTACTCCTAATACGTAATATCCATTCTTTTCTAAATTTAAAGCCAAACAAATTCCTAATTTACCTATACCTATTATTGATATTTTTTCCATTTTTTATCTTATTAAACTATCATAATTCACATTATAACGCAAAATATCAGAGTAGCCTTCTTTTTGTGTTGCTATTGTTTTTTTTGTGCAGTATACATTAAATATATTCTGAATTCTAACATAAGAAACATCTAACGGTTCTTTAAATTTTTCTAAAATAGCCTCTATATGGTCAAAAACAGTATTTTTAATTGCTACAAAATGGGTAGTGTAAGTTCTATGTAGTTTTGTATAGTAATCATTTACACTTATTGGTGGTGACGTCCCTTCATGCGTATTATGATTCCCACCCAAATAGAACATATCCCAATCGTTAGGTAAATTATCTAAATATAATTTATGTTTGTTTATTTCTGGTGAAAACACACAATCATCTTCAATTATTATTACATTTTTATAATTATTTCTTTTACAATCTTTAATAATTTCCAAGACAGACAATATTAATCCTATTTCACCATTTTTTAAATTTTTATTAAAATCTGTATTACTTATACTATCCCCATCTATGGCTTCAAAAAAAAATATATCCCCCAAATCATATTTTTCAATTTCTTTTTTTATATGCTCTAATCTGTCTGGCCTTTTTTTTAAATTTATACAATATGCCCTATCAAAAAAATCAAAAAATTTTTCACTCATATGTTTTTAATATATATTTCATTTAATTGCATTGCCACATTTTCTCCCCGATAAACAGATAAATCCAATGGTGGATTTTCTTCAGATATTGATATAATGTTTCCAGATTCATCAACATCGTAGATTATCGCTGTCTTGCCACACAACCAACCTTCTATGGTAGTCCTACCCATTTTTATGCCAACAACTTTATAACATTCTTTAACGTATTTGGGTAAATTATCCCAAGTCGAATTTATATGCTCAAAATTTTTATTATCTATGTTTTTTAAATAGCCATTGCTATCCTCTCCTATTATTAAAACTTTCCTACCCTCTACTTCTGATTTTTCAATTATGTCTTTTATCGAGTTTATCCTTAGATAATCAATAGTCCCCACAAATAAATAATACCCATTATCTTTTGTTTTTTCATTATTGAACCTTCCATTATCAATGGGATTATATATTATGGATATTTTATCTTCTTCTATGTTTATTTTTTCTTGAATGTAATCTTTTATGCTTTGTCTTATGGCTATGTAATTCTTTATACTATTGTCTTTTACTGGTTCTTCAAGATTTATTATTTCAGAGTGTATTGTGGCAATTTTAGGTATGTTAGGATATAACCTAAGTATAAAATCGGTAATGGGTTTATGTTGGGTGTGTATTATGTCAAAATGTACTGGTTTATCAGCATATAATACATTAGGTTGTGATTTCTCAAAACCCTTTTCTGTTTGAATAGACCAAACACCGTCTCCCATCTTATAACCCGGAGGAGATTTTAACTCAAAACATTTCACCCCATTTTTTTCTGCCATTCTTTGTAGTGGGTTTCCTATATTTGAAAGAATATAAACTTCCCATCCAATTTTTATGAGTTCTTTAGATAGTTCATAAACATATAATTCAGAGCCAGTTAAGTTTTTGAAACTTAAACATGAAATCAATACTTTAGGCTTTCGCTTCCAATTGAAAGGTAATTTAACGGGTAAAACATCTTTATATGTTTCTATGAATTGTCGCCTATTTTCCTCCCATTTTTGATTGGTTATACCTATGGATAGGTGGGTTATGTTTATATTATATATAACACCTATTTTACATCCAGACAAAAAATTATCTAAACAAAAAGATAAATCATAGAAATGAAAATTTTTAAAATCTTCGTTGAATTTATTTTTTATCAATTTTTTATTAACGGCAATGAAAAGACCGTCAACTATAACAACTTCTTCAATATCATTACCCAAAGATGTGGAATATTTTGAGACCCATTTCTTGTCTCCTTGTTGATGACCGACAATACCAAGCATTTTATTCCTATTCTCCCACCAAGTTCCACTTTCTAACAAGTGAGTTGTCCCCGCAACACCTAAAATACCAAAATCTGTTTTTTCAAAATGTTTTAATAATTTAAAACCCCAACTTTTAGTATCAAAAAAAATATCGTCGTGACAAAGCACGACGATATCATTTTTAGCCAGTTCTAAAACGTTGTTGTAAACTTCAGTCAATGATTTATTACCATTGTTTACTGTTTCAATTATTTCGACATTTTTTATACCAACAGTATCTAATAAATGTTTCTTAAAAGTATCATTTTTAGACCTCGTAGAATAAGCTATGGTTATCATTATAATCCAGTTGAACCGAAACCGTTATCGCCGCGATTTTTGACGGGAACCTCTGTTAGAGGTAAGATATTCACATGTTTACCACACATGACCGGACAAACAACGCCTTGTGCAATTTTTGAACCTTTAACCACTTTATAATCCTCTGTGGATAGGTTTATAAGAACAGCCAGAACCTCACCAGTATATCCGTTATCCACAGTACCCGGCGAGTTAACGATAGAAATGCCGTGTTTCAATGCCAGACCAGATTTTGGCCGAACTTGAATTTCATATCCATTTGGGATATTGAAATGTAGCCCAGTCCTAACTCCTTTCCTTTCCATAGGTTTAAGGATAAAATCATCTTCGACTGAATAAAGGTCAAAACCAGAATCGGTATTATAACAATATTCAGGTTTTTTGGCGTCTGGGTGCGCTTTGAAGAATTCCAAGTTTACCCTGTTGTAAGAATCGAAAAAATCATCTTCCATTTTTGAAAAAGAACTTTCTATGGAATTAAAAAAGTTTTCGATTACTTTTTCATCATCTGTTTCATTAAAATTTTCCATTATTTTAAGTTTTGAAGTTTAACAACAATGTCGCGAACTGCAACAACATCCCTTTCACAATATTCAACAATTTCTTGCATGGAATAATCTGTATACTTCCAAAAGTTCTCATGTACCATATCCCCTACCACTTCACCCACCTTTGGTGAATCAACATCCAAAACAGTACAAAGTAAATCCAAAGAAGATAAGGAGTTATACTGGCTTCTTTGCCATATCTTTTTTGTATCCAAAAGTTTTGTCTCCCACGGTTTGCTGTTCTCGTCAGGAAGGATTTTAGGTGGTTCAATACCGTTTATGACCATTCGTGTGGAAATGTAGTGCGCATCAAACTTTTCTATGTTATGGCCAACCAAAAACATATCCAGTTCCTCTGCCCTTTTCAGTAGTTTTTGAAGTTTTACAAGGATATCCTTTTCATTATAGCCATAATAAGAAGATACCTTAAACTCTGAATCTTTCATTAGGCCGAATGAAACACATACAATCCTACCAAATTCAGGAATCAATGCAGACTTTTTAAGATAAACAGTTTCTTCGTCTGAATTTTCAATGTCTGAAAACCTATCTTTAAACCAGTATTGGTATCTAGAAAAGATGGTTGCTAGTGTTGGGTTTTCTTTTTTGAGGGTTTCAAGGTCTTTGTAACCCCCTGCTGTTTCGATGTCTATGAACAGCATCTTGTCTAATTGTTTCTTAATCATTGTTTTAAAATTTAATTTGTTTATAAAATTCTGCTCTATTTTTAGTTACGTTTCTTAAATCGTATTTATCTTTTACCGTTTCGTATAACCTTTCACCCAAATCTACCACAAAGTTAGGGTTTTTTATCAATTTTTCAATATATTTTGCCCAATCTAAGTTAGATTTTTCATCATCTACTAATAACGCATTACCATCGGTAAAGTTTCCCTTATCTAAAGAATTTTTCAAATCAATGGTATAAGGTCCAACTTTAGAGGCGATTAACGCTTTTTTATAGAAACCAGATTCAATAACTTTTAGTTGCGACTTAACCCTGTTAAAAATATTATCTTTTATGGGAGCCAAAGATATGTCAAACCTAGAATAATTTTTGGCGTAAGATGTAACGGGTTTTGTCCAAACCCTAACGTATGGTTCGCTTTCTTCATTAGCATAAGGTTCTTGTCTAAAAGACCTTAAAAAATCAATATATTCGGGTGTTAAATTTTTATAGTTTTGTGTGAATATTTTTTCATAAGAAACCCAAACAGTTTCCTCTGGTTTGATGTTTCTTACCCGTTGCTCTCCGGTATCTTTATTTATTTCGGTAACGCTGCCTCTGGTATCAAAACCACATAAAACAAATTGCGCCCTTTTGTTGAAACTTGTTAGTTTAGAAAAAGACTTATCCAAAAGTTGTAAGTCTTTCAGGTGTGAACTACCGCCCAACCATCCAATCCTAACCCTTTCGGAAGGTAGCGTATTTTCTTTGAATTGAGCTTCCCTTGGGTCTATTGCGTTTGGGAACACAATAACATTTTTGTTGTGGTGTTTGATAACGTCAGCAAATAGTTCAGTTGTTGTTGTTACATATTTTGACGCTTTTAAGTTTTCAACAATTTTCTCATTGATTTTATGCAATTTTATAATGTCGTATATTGGGTGGTCTTTGTTCGGCATCCAATAATCGTCAATATCACATACTGTAACAATACCCATGGCATTCAGTTTGTGAATCATTTTATTGCCTTTATCAAAATCTTGCCCTATATTTCTGTGAAAAGCAACTATTTGATACTTCTTCCAAAAATTATCGTTATCTAAATCTGGGTTATAGTCTATGTCAACATGAAAATCTTCGGGAAACTCGTTTTGTAAGCATATGTGCGGGTCAACCGAACGGAATTTACCAACACCAGAATGGTCAGAAGGTAAAACCAAAACATTTATTTTTGACATTAAAAATTATTTATGTCAACAACATAAATTTAAAATGAAAAAAATAAATAGTTAAAAGTTAACCTAGCCTTTCAGCTTTTTTATTTTGGTTATCTTACCTTCAAATACGTGGTTTCCAACCCGGAAAGAAAATAATTCATCTGACTTTTCAACACTTTCAATTAACAAACCATTCTCTTTTAATACTTTCTTTATTGTTTGCTCTATGATGGGTTGGATATTACCATATTCAATGTTTTTTTGCTCGGATACTTGCGGTGGTTTTTGCTTATTGGTACCCATTAGTTTTGAAGCCTTCTCTATTAATTCGTCAGATAATACAGATGTATTTGGTTCTGGTGTGTTTATGGGGTGTTCCAACATCAACTTTTTAATTGAATCTGGAAGTCTTGAATTCTGTATGGCATCCACACTTGGCGAACCCATTGGCTTGGTTATGTTGATATTTGATTCCGAAATATTCTGTGGGATATTATATACAGCTTGAGGGACGTCAAAATTATCCAACTGGGGGGTTGCGCCTCTATTGACCCTACCCATTGAATCATGTTTGTCCATTATGGCTTTTGAAATTTTCAACTTTTCTAATAAATCAGTACTCATAATTTTTTAATATTAAAATAGTTAGAAAAAAAATATTTTAAATGTTTCTTACTTTTTGAATCTACTAAAGAAGCCTTTAAATTTATTTTTAACTCTATCAATCCAACTTTGTGTCGGTTCTTCAGGTGCTTTTGTCGTTTCTGGTTCTGCCTGTGGTTCTGGCGTTGGCGTGGCAAAATTTGCGTTTATATATACTTTTGTCATTTTTCTATCCCCTGTAGGATTATAATTGGGTCTTGGTGTATCAAAAGTATATCCGGCTTGTTTCATAAACAAAATTTTATCTAATCTAAACATCCTCCATCCGGGCAATGGTTTTTCACCTATATAAGCAGAATGGGACGCACCTTCATAATCCCAAGCCCTTAAAACTTTATTTCCGGCAGTACTTTCACCCAACGCAACAGGTTCAATAACTCGTTCGCCCTTACCGCCCGGTTCGTCACCGTCATAATAAATAACTAAAACCTGCCTATCTTTTATGGAGTTGTATATATCCCCATAAGAAGCGGTTTCTATTATAAGGCTTTCTAATAATTTTGTTAACTTCATTAAAAATCAGGATATTGATTTGTTGATTTCCACTTGTTTATTTTTAACATACCCTTTCTTTCTATAATATCCTCCCTTGTACCGGCCTTTTCATTATAAACATCTAAAAAAACGCCAGTGCCGCGACCTTTTGAATCACCATCGGCTATTGCGTTAGGGTTTACACTAGAATATTCTGAAACATCATCTGAATATTCGTTTTTTGGTAAAAGCCTACTTCTTTCGGCATTTGCATATTCTGTTAGTTTGTTGTTGATATCTTGGGTTAAATCAACAGGGTTTTCATATGGCATATTAAATATTTTTTAAAATCAATTCTTTTATCCTGTCAATTTGTTCCATGACAGGGCTTGGTAAGTTTCCAATACTGGTTTCATGTCTTTGACTTACCTTTAAATGTTTTTTTGAAGGTCTTAGTACATTATTGTTTTTTTCATGTGGTCTTATGTATTGGTTGCCCATACCAGATTCTTTCTTATTCCTTTTTGTTGTTTCAACACCACTCCTCATACTTTGAAGTGTTGTATCAACCCACGATTTCATCTCCATACCGCCGTTCAATAAGAAATCGGCGTCTTTGGTATCCCCTTGAAATGTATCAAAAAAGTTTTTTATTCTTTTAAGCTGAGGGTAGCCTATTGTTTGTGCGTTTTGTAATTGTATATTTCTCCTGTAACCTTCGCTCGTTTGGTCTAAACCTTTTATATTGTTTAATGAATCCTTTAGATGCTTTTTAATAGCATCAGGTATTATCACGTTTTTACCATATAAATCTTTGTTCATTTTCTAAGTAGTGAAATTAAATCTTTTATTTCCAAACCTTCTTTTTTAGCTCTGGCTTTTAACCTTTCAATTTGTTTACGCAACAAATCAGAAATTTCTTCACCTTCTTCTTTTGTTTTTTTGGATAAAACAATATCCTCTAACATTTCAAAGGCTTTTTGTCTGCTTATTTCTGAAAGTGTACCTTTGCTAACAAAACCTTTTTTCTTTTTGTATTTAGATTTTTTATCTTTATCACCATAAGGGTCTTTACCAAATTCTTCAGTTCTTTCTTTAGCCTTATCCGGTTTCATACCCATTTTCTTCTTTAAAAATTCATAGGTATCTTTACCATCCATGTCTTTGGTTTCTTCATATCCAAAAGCCTTAGACATATCTGTTTCTTGTACCGATTCGCCATAATACGTCCTATATCCCCTCGTTATCGGGTCGTTGGTTATTCTTGCGGCAGCAACCGTCTGGTCCATAGTTTTTTCTGGATATATATTTGGGTCTAAAATGGGTACTTTTGAATTTAAAAAAGCACCGTCAGCATCAACAAGTTCTTCTATTTCCTTTTTGATTGTACCAGTCTTCTTGTTAGTTCCTTTAAGTTTTGATATATATTTTCTTAATGAACCAATCTTATTTTTTGGTACATTTACTTTATTCTCTTTTCTTCTTGCTTCCAATATGGTTTCAGAGGATGAAAAATATAAGACATACCCTTCTTTTGATTCCTTCAAAAAAAAGTAATATGGCTTTTCAAAATATTCTTGACCCGGGATAATCATTTTTTATTTTATAAATATTTTGTTTCCTTAAAATATTTACTTCAAGATGGTTTAAGAAAAACCACGAGTAGATATGTCATATCAAAATATAAATAGCAACGATTTAGTTAAATTAAAACTTTTCCCGGCTAGGGAAATTACTGACATATCATTATCTTCTGATGAAAAGAATTTTGATGAAGAAACAGTATTTTCAAATCAAGTGATGGCCTATAATGACGGAAATAGGTTGCCCATATATTTTGATTTTTCTAGTGTTGATTCTTTTAATTCACAAAACCTAACAAGTTTCACTCAAAATAGTATTGTATCAAAGAATTATTGGGTAGATAGTCCAGATATAGTAGAAAGCGAAATATGCGATATTGGACTTTGTGGGATGGATAATGGTCTGGTAAATGTTATGACCGGAGCTACTATACAAACTTATAATGGCGTATACTCAGGGGCAACAGACAAATTTAATCGGTACAAATTCGACAAAAGAATGAAAATGATACCGATAACCGGATTTACCAACGAAAACAATAGAATATTCAATGATGGGAGTTACACCTATAATATCACAGCAGAAAATGATGGTGATGATGTTGGCACATATGTAAGTTTAAAAGGTGGTTTTTATCAAGGGTTTTATAAACTTTTTGGATATGATTATGAAGTTTTCCCAGAAAGGGTAAATAAAGGGTGGACAGCAGAGTTCTTATTAAGAAGAAGGTTTGTATCACCACAAAACAACGGTCTTAATATAAGGTATAGCGGAAATTCTGGTATATTCTTTTTCATGGGAACAAGGGCTGAAAACAAGTTCTATCATTATGCAGATGGTAGCCCTTATTCTGGGTATACTAGAGTTACGGAAGGTTTGGAATCTTTAAAAACTTGCGCTTGTGAAACTTCTGGTAATACAAATGATTGTAATTTTATTTATCCACAATCTGGGTATACTTCATCAATAATAGGCGAAAAAGACCCGATATTTGATTCTGTTTCAAATGCTTTTGCTGTTAAATTTAGCGGAGATAGCGGAAACCCAAAAATTTGCGTAAGGACTTATTCTTTAACTGGTGATTGTCAAACACAATCCGGGGATACTGTTCAAGTTACAGGGGCAACTTTTAATGAATGGTGTTCAACGAAAGGTATATTAGATGATTTTGAAAACACTGGTTTCGTTTTATATGAAAATTGGTTTCAAATTGATATTGTATTCAATAGAGATTTGTATTTAGATGAATGTAACACAAAAAAATATGGTTTTCCAGAAGTAAAAGATTTATATTGGGATAGCATTATAAATGAAAGTGAAAGTTTGATAGAACCGCCTATAACACATGAAGGCTCAGAAGAACCCAAAAAAATAGAAACATATACTATTGGGAATAAATGGTTA